CTATCCGTTATCGTCGCGCAGGCCAGTCGGAGGCCGCTGCAATTGGCAAGGCATCTGGGTGATCCCCTCAAGCTGACGGCAGATGGCGTCAATGTTCTCGATGCCACGCTTCCTCGCCTGCTCCTGGTAGACGATCGTCAGCATGACCGCGCCTGTGAAGCAGGCCATCATGCAGAACAGGATCGCGATGTCGCGCTTCCTCATGACTGACCTCCGAAATGGGTCGTCTCGAATTCCGGTATCTCCAGCTTCGCAGCGGCCATGATCCGCTCCAGCTTCCCGACGTGCCTCGCGTAGTCCGAAAGCATGATCTCCTGGCGGTTGATAGTCTGGGCCTGAGCGACCATCGCGGCCTTCATGTCCGTCATCTGACGCGCCTGATCCTGCCGCTGCCATTCGAAATCCTTCCGCAGTTCGGCCATGCGCTCGTCTCCATCAGCCCTCAGATCATCAAGGGCCTTCTGGAGATCCTGCACGCGCCCTTCATGCGTCTTGGCGTTAGCGTTGGCCTGCGACGTGCTCCATGCCAGCAAGCCGCCGAGGATGGCACCGATCGCCGTGAGGACCGCTGCAAACTCGCCTAGGGATAGTCCGGTCACCGGCTCGGCCTCATGGTTTGCGGATTAGGATGCGGCTTCTGGCCGGCGCGCCTGCACCTTCGCCTCGGTGATCTTCGGCAGAAGCAGTTCGCCAATACGCTGATCGTCCAAGGCGAACTTCGCCACGGCGTCAGGCACCGACTGACGCACGTACTCGATGGCTGCGTAGGAAGCGCCCTGCCCCGTGCCGCGTGCTAGAGCCAGCATGGCGGCGCTCTGGAGGGCCGACTGGAGCGCGTCGCGGTGCTTCGCCTCGATGTCGATGCCGAGTTTGCGGAACCATTGCACCAAGGCGGCGACGAGGACCGGGATCAGCGCCATGAGCAGCGCGGCGATGACGGGGGCGAGGATTTCGAGGATGGTTTGCATGTCAGGCCTCCAGCCGTTCGTATTCATCGAGAAGGGTGTTGATCTCCGCGCGGACGGTGGCGCGGGTGCGGGTGGGCGATGGAGTGATGAGGTGCTCCTCCGACCCCCACCCCGCATCCTTCAGCGCGGCCTCGAACTTTTCAGCATAGCCGGCGATCAGCGCGGCACGGTCGGTGCCGTTCACCGTGCGGCGGGCGTTGACGTAGTCCACCTTGGGGCGTGGAGGGCTGACCGTCAGCATCGTGTTGCTGTCGATGTAGTCGGCCAGCTTCCGGCCCGTGAACGTGCCGAGCATCATGCCCTCGACAAGGATGCGCGCGGCGATCTCGCGATCTTCCACCAGCTCGGGCTTGCCGACGAGGTCGATGCCGAGACGCCGGGACCAGTCGGTGTAGTTGCGTCGTCCTGTGATCTGGACGAAGCCGCGCCCACGGAAGCGCACGCCGTCGCCCTTCTGCGTGTTGCCGAGGGTGGCGCGCCCCTCGTAGGCAGCACCGCTGGCATACTCGCGCATGGTGCGGAAGCGGTCGGCCTCGTGGAAAGCCGTGCCAAGGATGTACGCCAGCTTGCGCAGGTCGCCATCGCCCCAGCGATCGAACGCCGGCAGGATGGCGCTGATGCCGTCCACTGCGCCTTGCGATAGCGTGCCGCCGAACAGCGACGTGCGGATGCGGTCGAAGAACCGGGTGAGGTCCATCGGTCTCTCCTATGATGCTGACATGAAAAAGGGCGGCTCCGAAGAACCGCCCTGGTGGGTGAGACGTGTTTGCCGCCTACTCTTGGCGCGACCTAGATTGGGCTGCTGCGAACAGCTTCTTGAACGCTGGCCACGTGTCGGAAGCTCTCATCAAAGTCGTCGTAGCTGTGATCTGCCGTTGCAAGTGAGGGTGCCCCACGTCCTCAGTGAGGTACTGGTGGTTACGGCGCTTGTTGTCGGGATTTTTTGCCTTCAGTTCCTCCAAGACGCCGTCAGGGAGAGCCTCATAGATGTATTTGTTGGTGTATTTTCCGACGACGCCGGGACGTGCAACCGACTTCGGGTCATATGGCCATGAGTGAAGGCGAAACATTTCCTCGTAGAAACTATCGGGGAACCGCTTGCTCCAAGGCATCAGTTCTTTCGCGATGTACGCTTCCAGAATTTGATGGAGTTCGCCGCGTTTCCTGACGCGCTCATACCCCGTAGCCTCATCAACGAGTGCTACGATGCCAACCCGCGCGAAACCTCTCATGAGAATTTCGCACTGCTGAGCGATCGGCATCTGCTGGGCCTGAAGTTTGCCCGCTTGCCTCGCCTCCAGAACCGCTTCGCACAGCTCTACGAGAACCTCGGCTTCGTAGCCGTAAGCTTTCCCGTTCGCCGGCGTTCTGAACAGAATAGGGTTTTGGACTCTCTCCCTCAAATCACTGGAAACAAAGGGGGAAATGATCTTTCCGCTAGTGAAAAGCTCCAGCCGACTCAGGCCCTTTTTCATCGACCCGCCTTGGGCGATGGCCATGCCAAACTGCACACCGCTAGCCGTCAGAACCCGCCGCTCGTCGTCGAGAACGTAGCAGGGCAGGTCAATCCGGCCGATTTTAAGGGGTGCGTCAGCCGATCCGTACACCGCCCGAGGCAGCGTTTTCTCTCCGCTCCACCTAGCGTCAGCCGCTTTCTTCGCTATCGCGCTGCGAGCAGCGGCACCGTCAAAAAGGTCATCACTCATGCTAGCATCTCCTACCTTCGATGCTAGCAAGTTGCGGCTAGCAAAAAGCGAGGTCAATGCTAGCGTCAGTCTTTCCACAGGCTCCATGAAAAGGCGCCTCGCGGGCGCCGGTGTCGGTCAGGTTGTGGGTGCGGCCGTCAGCCTATCAGGGCTGCATCTTCGAACAGGGCGTCGATCTCTGCCTCGTCGAGGGCGCACAGGATCGCGCTGGCGAGAACCTTCCGACGCCAGACGCCGCGCCGCAGGAATACTCAACTCCCCGTTATAATGACGAAATTGCCATCGCGGCGCGTTAGCCCTCTTAAAGACCCACTCGCTTGGGAGGGCGAGGCTTTTGGAAAAACCCCGTCATGATGGCTGCGAACGCGGCCGCTACTCGCCGTTGCGCCTGATCTTGCTGATCTGTCTGATGGTGGCAGCGGCGATGATCACGGCCCGGCTCTCCTTCATCCGATGAGCGCCGGGAGCCGCCAGCCAAACCCGGTCATGGGGGCCATTCGTTAAGCCTCGGGCACTATCGTGCCAGCATCGGGCGCCTTACAGCCTGACCTCCAGAGCGCCGGGCGCGTTCCGTATCGCCCGGCGCACTTCTCTTCATCCGGTCGGGTGATCCGGGAAGAAGCCCTTCCCGACCTCCGCGCCGAAGACGTGTACGAACAGCGCCTGCACCGTCGGCCAGGCATCATCGGTGCTGGTGAAGGTCGAGCCGTTGTTCCAGGTTACGCGCTGGCGCGCCGGCGCCGTGCGGAAGCGCTCGTCCCACGTCTCGAACTGCTCGTCGGTGAAGCTGTTGATGACGGACATCTTGTCGCGAACGTGCGGCTCGGGCGGCGGAGGCTCCGGCTTCAAGTCGTCCGGCAATGCCGGAATATCGCCCTCGGCGATCCGCGCCTCGACCAGCTCGCGCAGCTCTGCCGGCGCGTAAGGATCGTCCGAGCGGTAGGTGTACGGCACGATGTCGCCACCATCCGCCAGCCGAACGCGCAGCACGTGGTAGTCTTCGTGGGCGAAGATTTCGAGGAGTTCCATCACGCGATCCTCTGGCAAGCATAAACCGGACTGGCGCTGTTGGGTGACAGGAAACCAGTCAGCCCAAGAACGACCCATGTCCCCGCTAGGGGAATGGAACCATTGACTTGGTAGTAGGCTGCAGCCCCCGCCCCCTTTCCCAATGAGATGTATTGGCGGATGGTCAAACCGCCGGAGGCGTACAGAGCGATTAAAACCGTGCCGATTGGGAAGTTGGTCACGTCCGGATTGTTGGAGACTTCCGGCAACGGCATCTTCGAGTTGATTGCGGCATCTGTTTCACCGCGCCGCGCCAGATAATAGACTTGATCGTTGACGCCGCGCATGTACGGGAGGTCGGGGTTCCCGCCCGCGAAGCCGACAACCTTCGCGCTGTCACCTATGGGTCGGGCGTTGAGAGCGGTGAAAAGGTCGCCGAGCTGCTGGGTCCATACGGAACCGTCCCCGAAAATTTTGAAATGATCGGTGCCGCTTTGATCCTGGTAGGTCAAAGCACCATCGACGGTGATGCACCATCTGGCACGCTTGACCCCTCCGCGATGGAACCATAGCGACGGCGCAACACCGATGCCTATGATCTCCAACGGACCTGTCATTTCGTCGCCGGTTTTGGCAACTCGTCCGGCAGCGCGGTTATCGGCGAAGGCAGCCGCACGGTTTTCGATACGTGTGTTCAGGTCTCCGAGTTGCTCGGTAAAAATGGACCCGTCAGGGCCGAGCCTGAAATGGATCCGACCCAGACCATCATCGACCCAAACCAGGTTCCCGTTGTGGTCGAGCGCCAGTCTCGCATTTTTCACGCCAAGGCGCTGAAACCGAAGGGATGGAGCGATGCCTTGAGTATCGGCAATTTCAAGCTCGCCATTCAGCACGGTTACGTCGCCGGTGAACGTGCCGCCCCCTTTGTCCATCTTGCCTGACAACGCGTTATTAACGTCATCCCGGAAGGCAAGCGCAGTCGCACTCCCGTCGATCTTCATGAGCAGGGCGTTGCCCGTCCACTCTATGCCGAGGCGGCCGGGAGAATCGGACCGGACATAGTTCGCCGGGTTGAACGTCGCGGCAGCCGCTGCGCTCGCGGCAGCGGCTGCGCGATCCTGCCCTGTCTGGCGGCGATCGTCGGACGTCGCCTGTCGCAGCTGCCAGACCTCGTCGGCGGTGATCGCGACGAAGTTGCCGACGACGCTGAAGTCCTGCAGCGCCTTCGGGAACACCTGCCGGTGGCCGCCATTGCCGAGGCCGAACGGGTTCGCCGTCGCATCGTAGAACTCGCCGTTGACGCGCGCGAGCCGATCCAGCTCGGCAGTCGGTTTCGTGGCCATGTCAGCGAAGCTCCTTGATCTCGAAAGCCATGGAATGGGCCGAGCCGCCGTTCATCCACGTCACCTGCTCGAGCGGCGAGAGCTGGCGCAGGCGGCCCATGAAGTTGCGGCGAAGGCCCTGATAGAGGTCGGTCGGGTCCGGGATCACCATCAGCTCGCCGTGGATGCCGGCGCGCCGCACGATCTCCTGGAAGGTGCCGAAGGCTTCCTCGTCGGCCATGTGCTCAAGCGTGAAGCGGAACACGCGCACCGGCTCGCGCACGTCGAAGAACTCGGCGCCGCCGAGCGCGGTCTCGACCTGCGTGCCGGTCTCGTAGGCGGCACCCGCGCCCCAGGAATAGTTGATGCGCGGCTGCACGCCCTCGCCGATGAAAAGGCGGCCGATCTGGATGAAGCCCGCCGGGTTGCGCGCGTCCTGGATCGATAGGCGCCAGAAGCGCGCGAACACCGGGGCGTCGAGCACATGCACCGAGACGGCGGTGAAGCCTTCGACCTGCTCACGGCTGTATGTGCCGTACCAGTAGTTGTCGGACTCCCACTCCAGCTCGTTGATCATCCACGGCGCGCCGATCAGCCCGCCCCAGGCGTCGCGGAAGCCGGTGTCGTGGACGAGCGTCCGGAAGTCGGCGAACTGCGAGGCCTCGATGCGCAGGCGCCCCTGCAGGGTGATCGTGTGGGCGATGAGCCCGAGGACGCGGATGGACTTCGGGTCGCCGAGGTCGAGCACCATCTGCGTCGCGTTCTCGGCCGCGCTCGCGGAGCGCGCGACACGGCTGAACAGGCGGTTGCGCAGATTGGCGAGCGGCAGGCTCTCCACCCATGCGCCGCCCGTGATCTCGCACTGGTCGATCCGGTTCGGAAAGCCCAGCATGATGTTGTGCGCTCGCGCCATGTCTTACCCGTAGAGATCGAGGACGGTCGTTCCCGTCACCAGCGTCACGTCCTCGCCGAGGACGACGAAGGGCTTGCCGCCATCAAGGTCGAAGCGGTCTATGGCGAGCGTGACGACGTCGCCGAGATCGATGTCCGGCAGCTCCGCGCGGGGCACCGGCACCCGGTAGCGGTCCCGGCGCACGCCGTAGATGCCGAGCCGGCGCTGCGCCTCGGCCTGCGCATCCGCCTGCGAGACGAAGGCGCTGTCGAAGCTCGGCTCGGTCGCGAGGAGATGGCGCGTGCGCACCGATGCGTCCTCGGCCAGCGCGTTGCGATACTCCTCGGCGGCGAAGGCCTTGATGGCCGGCGTCGCCGCGGTGGCGTCGAGCGTCGCCTTGGACTGGATCGTCCAGTTGCGAGCGTAGCGCACCGTCACCTTGGCCGCCGGCACGCCGGAGCCGTCGTCTTCGGTCGCCAGGCGCTCTATGCCGTCGCCGCTGTCCAGCACCAGCGCCCGATCCAGGACGGGCGCATTGGCGTCGAAGGCCGGCGCGTCGAGGCGACGCACGCGGAAGCGGCCGAGACGGTCGGGCACGATCCAGGCGCCGACGCTGGCGAGGACCGTCGAGAGAACGGCGGAGATGTCGCGGCGGTCGAGCCCGGTCCACGTTCCGACCTCGGCCGGGTTCGCAGCATGCAGCGCGTCGAAGTCGGACACGACGAAGTCGGCGCCGGCAACGAAGCCCGCCGCCTCGAGGATGCGCCGCGAGACACGCGCGGCCGAGCGCTGGCCCGCCGCGCCTTCGGTCGCGTCGATCGTCAGGTCGCCGCTCGGCACCGAACCCGTGCGCAGGAGGCCGAGCGCGAGACACGTTCCATAGCGCCCGGCCGGGATCGCCGCCGCGCGCAGCGTGGCGACGCTGGCATAGTTCGCATGGAAGCCGATCGGCACGCCGTTGTCGCGCACGGCCTCGACCGAGGCGAGCGGCCGCGAGGAGGCCTGCCAGATGAGATCGAAGCGGTTGGCGAGGATCGGCGAGACGTTGAGAACGCGGCCCCACAGCGTCGGCTTGGGCTTGTCCTTCAGGTCGTCCTCGGCACCCTCGGCCTCATTCATGCCGCCGGCAACCGTGGTGCCGGCATAGACCACCTTCTGCAGCGGCTCGTTCAGCGCCGCCATGCGGTCGCGCAGGCGCACCGTCGCGCGACGCCAGCCGAACTCCATCTGCTGCATCGTGCCGGCCAGGACGCCGACACGCGAGGCGAAGGGCGAACGCTCGTCGGCCAGCGCCGTGATGCGCAGCGCCCGACCGTCGACGGCATAGCGCGCCATCCGGTCGATGCCGCCGTCGGCGTTCGCCAGTTCGATTAGCCCGAAGGCAGCCGAGGCCGCGCCGTTCGTGCGCCCGGCTTCGAAGACCGAGCGCTGGAAGTTGCCGGGGTCCTGCACCCGCTCCTCGAAATGCGTGTGCCGCGGCGTGTCGTTCGGCCCGGTGGTGTAGCCCTGCGTGGCGAAGCGCTCGACCACGACGGCGCCGGCCTGCGGATCGTAGGCCTCGATCTCGACGAGGTAGATCATGCCGCATTCCGCCGCTTGGAAGCGCTGACACCCTCGCGTGCGACCGCATTGCCGCGCTCGACGGCCGCGACGGTCTCCTGCGCGCCGATGCCGACCGCTTGGCGAAGAGTACGCACCTCGTCACGCAGCGCCCGAACCTCCGCAACGAGCGCAGCCTCACTGCCGCCGGTCGCCCGCACGGCGGGCATGCGCAGGTCCGGAAGCCGGCGAGCGTTCGCCGCCTCCATGAAGGCGCGCACGCCCGGCATCTGCATCGCGGGCGCCGTGAGGATGCCCTCCCCACCGGCCAGAGCGATGTTGCCGCCACCGGCATAGCGCGCGAGCACGCTGTCGCGGTTCCAGATGCCGTTGCCGACAACGCCGCCGGTCTGCATGCCTGGAACAGCTCTGTACCGGCTGGCGAGATGTGCGCCCCAGTTGCTCGGATCGTCGTATACGAAGCGGCCGTTGATCCACTGCCCGCCCTGCCCGTTCTGCGGCAGCTGGTTGGCGTAGTGGATGCCCGCCTCATAAGGCGTCCGGGGGCCAAGGATCGTCGTCTGCCAGCCGTTCTGGTCGCTGGCGCGCTCGACGCGCGGGCGCCAGTACTGGCCTTCGCTGGAGCGCCACGCGCCCGTCTCGTCGGTGCCGATCTTCTTCCACGTCAACGTCTTCGGCCCGGCGGGCGCGTCGCCACTGCCGTCGTCGGCCGGGTTCACAGTCACCGGCGGCGCCTCGTAGGACGGGATCGCCGCCTCCGGGTTCAGCGCGCGGACATAGTCCTCCAGTGCCTTCGCCTGCGCCGTGTCGCGGGCCGCCTGCGCCGCATTGAAGGCGGCGATCGCATCGGCAACCGAGAGGACGCTGTCGTTGATGTCGATCAGCGCGCCGACCTGAATGTCGAGAAGGTCGAGCTGCGCCTTGGCCGCGTCAATCTCTTCCTTGGCGCTTGTCTCGGTGCGGGCGAGGATGCCGGACACCTCGTCGAAGATCGAGAAGTAGTGCTCGCTCGAGGCGTAGTAGCTCTTGGCCTCGTCGAGATACGAGCGCGACAGGTCGATGAGCTGGCCCTGCGCCTCCTCGTCGCCGGCGGCGGCCTTCGCGGCGGTCTGCCGGAACTTCTCCTGTGCCTCCGTCAGCTTGTCGAACGGCGCCAGCGGCGAGAGATTGCGGTCGAGGCGGATGTCGTCGCGATACTTCGCCAGCGCCGCCGAAAAGCCCTCCAGCCGCGACACGCTCTGTTCCAGCTCACCCTTCTGTTTGTTGTAGGCAGCGCGCAGGTCGCTTTCGGCGCGCGCGAGGGTGTTCTCGATCGTCGCCATGCTCTCTTCGAGCACGCCGGCAAGCTGCGGGAAGAGATCGATGAGCGGATCGAGCGCGTCGCCGACGAGACCGGTGCCGTCGACGACGTTCTGCACCTGCACCTGAAACCAGCGCTCGATCAGCGCGGGATCGACGCCGAGCGAGCGGGCATCGGCGCGCGGTGCCATCGCCGTTCGGCAGCTCGATCTTGAAGTTGAACGGATCGAAGCTGTCAGCAGCCGCGACGAGCGCCTGCTGCCCCGGATCGTCGGCCTGACGCGAGACGGTCAGCTCCATCGTGCCGGCGTTCGCCGTGCCCTTGCCCTTGCGGGTGCGGCCATCCGGGACCTCGTCGACAGTGATAGTCTGAAAGGTGTCGCCGAACGCACCGATGTTGCGGATGCGGCCGATGGGCGTGAACGTGTCGGCGGCGAGGGCCACCTGGGTGTATTCGGCCGTCGCCGTGCCGATGGACACCCGCGAGCGGGCGACCGGAAGGACTTTGTTCGCCATGAGAAACCTCTTTCGTGATGGCATGAAAAAGGCCGCTCAAGGCGGCCGTGGTCTCGCGGGTGCGAGGGCTGAAGCGCGGGGCGCGCTACTCGGTAGGCTCGGTCGGCGCCTTTTCGCGAGCGACCTTCGCCGCCTTCGCCGAGGTGCCGCCGACTTCGATGAGCTTGGCGCGCAGCTTGGCGACGATCTGCGGACTTTCACGATCGATCTCGACCGGGGCGGCCGTGCCGGGAGCAATGGAGACGAGGCCGCCCGCCGTTTCGGTGAAGTGCTGAGCGACGCCGCTGATGTTGGCGATCTGGACCATGATCAGGCTTCCTTGTGCTGGATCAGGAACTCGTAGGGGACGGAGAAGCTAAGCCGGTAGAGGCCCGCGACATCGTTGCGATCGTCCGTGACCGGCGAGGACGGTGCAAACGTCTGCACGCCGTCGAACTGCGTGCCGCGGAAGGCGCCTGCCAGATCGTCGAGCCATCCACGCGCAACGTCCGTGCCGCTGCCGCGACGGATTGACAGGACGAAGCGAAACGCACCCTCCTCGAGGAAGTCGGAACCGTCCGGCCCCTCAACCGTCTGCCATTCCGATCGGCTCCACGGGAACTGCATCGCGAGAACAGGGCCGCCGTTCTCGTCGAGCCCGTCCTCGTCGTTCTCGACGCGAATCGTGGAATGCGACCAGTGCTCGCGCAGTCGAGCCTCGACGGCTTTCACGACCGCCAAATGCGCCATCAGTAGGCCCTCACGAAAATCGCTGGCTGCCTGTCGCTCTTCGCCTTCGCGCCCGTCAGCGAGCGGAAGCCGTAGCCGATACGGGCGATGTTGCCGAACCGCTTGGCAGCCGTGGTTGAGATCGCCTCGTACACGCCGTCGGGCGCCTGGGCGGACTGCGGTTGACGCCCGCTGTCGCCGCCCTCGATCTTGCGGGCGTAGGGCTGCGAGTTGAGGAAGACATACTCGCGCGCTCCCTGCGGAATGTTGCCGGGCGTCACCTCGACATCGTCGGCGAACAGGATGTGGCTGCGCATATAGGCGCCGGTCAGGATCGGGCTGGTGAGGAGCAGCTGCTCCCCGATCCACTCCAGAACCTCGTCCATCAGATCGAACTCGGCGATGACGACGCCGTCCGGCTTCACCACTGCCAGCGGCGCGCCGCGCACGCCGTCGACGTAGACCTCGTGCGGGGCGTCGCGACCGGTCGCTGCCTTGTTCTCGATCTTCACCCGCGCAATCTCGTCGCCGGCGAACTCTGCGAGCCGTGCGGAGCGAGCCTCCGGGGTCGCAAGGTCGGCGACCATCAGGTCGATCTCGCGCGAGATGGGGTCAAGACGCGCCATCAGGCCCCTGCCGCCAAGCAGTCGTAGGCGAGCAGCGTCTCGCCATCGCGATGCGTCTGGTCATCCGGTCGCTGAGTGAAGGTCAGCCGCACGCCGTCGACGATGACGTCGTCGTTCATCTTCAAAGGACGCCACTCGGCCGGGATGTCCTCGGCGAGGATCAGCACCTTGCGCGCGTTTGCATCGATACCGCCGACCACCTCTTCCGGGGTGACGCCTCGCACCCGAGCGCGGACGTTCTCTACACGCATCGGCTGGCCGTTCGTGACCTGGCGCTCGATCGTCACGCGCCGGCCGGCGCGATCGAAGAGGCTCCGGTAGCTCTCCAGCCGGCTCACAGCGCGTAGACCCTCAGAGGGGCGAGGAGACGATCGACCGCGACGGTGCGCGCCTTCGCGACCATCTCCGGGCTGTTGTAGGCCTCGCTGAACCCGCCATCGATAGCGAATGTCCGTAGCCCGCCATTCGCCTTCGTCTGGGCCAACAGCTCCTGCGTCATCAGGATCACGGCTGCCACAGCGTTCGGCGGCACCTCCCCCGTCGAAGGCGCATTATCGGGCTTGCCGTTGTAGCCGGCGCGATACCGGCACCGGAACTTGCGCGCCGGGCGCGGTGCGTTATCCGGGATGATCAGACACCCGTCGAACTCGATGCCGACGCCCTCAACCTCGATGTCGTCGACCGTAATGCTCTCGATCTCGATGATCGGACGGGACGGCAGCGAACTCGGCCAGCATTCAGAAGCCAGCTCGAGCGTCTGCTCGCCAAGCGAGCGACCAAGCCATCCCGTCGGACCATCGATCTCGGCCTGCGCGGCCTTGATCATCGTCGTCACCAAGGCATCGTCGGCCGCATGCCCGCCAGGAACCTGCGAGGGCGTGACGATCGGCTTCGGCTGCTCGATGACGACGATGCGCATGGTCAGTCCTTGGCCTTCTCGTCGGCCTTGGACTTCGGGTCTGCCTTCGGCTTCGGGGCCGGTGACTTGGTCTCTTCGACGAGGCCGCGGCTCAAGTGCTCCTTCGCGCGCGCTTCGCTCATCGTCACCGGCATGCCGCGGCGGATGTTCTTGTCGCCGAACCGGAAGGTCCGCAGTGCAGTCAGGTCCATTGCCTTGCCTCCAGATGAGAAAGGCCGCCCCAGGATCGAGGCGGCCTATGTCGGTTCGAGATCAGCCGCCGGCGGCGACCGCCGTGCCGAACGGCCCCGTGACGAACGCCTCGGGCCGCTTGACGGCGAGCGCGGTGCGCTCCTCGCAGCGGACGGAGATCATGTTCTTCTCGAAGTCATCGACGTTCTCGGTCGAGATGACGACATTGGCGTCCTCGCGATCGAAGATCTGTGCCGCCGTCCGGAACGCGCCGGCTAGGAACTCGCCTTCGAACTCGGGAGCTTCGGTCTCGACCACCGGGCGGCCCCACAAGGTCGGACCTGCAATACGGAGCGGGTTCGCGAGGATGTAGCCGTTGTTGGCATCCTTCGTGAGCTCGATCTTCGCCCAGTCGACGAAGTGAATCACGAAGCCGTCGACCGGAAGGCGAGCGAGCTGCGCCTGCAGGATGGCAAGCCGCAGATCGTCGATCGGCGTCCGCGCCTCCGGTTCGAACGCCGGTGCGAACGTGGACGCCTGCGGGACGATGCCCTCCAGATGCCCGCCCGTGCCGGAGCCGAACAAGAACTCCTGCTCCTCGACGAACTTCAGCCCGTAGCGCATCTCCGCATCGATCATCGACTGGAGCTGCGTGAAGTCGTCCAGGATCTGCTTCGACGCCTTGAACATATGCGCGATCGTCACGACGGGCGTGATCTTGGTCGCGAACTCGATGTCCGAGTATGGCTTCGGCGTCCCTTCCGGAACCACGCGAGCGGCGTTGGTGAAGCCCGTCTGCTGCACCCAGAAGATTGCGGGACTGGTCGTGCGACCGCCAGCGATCAGGTCGCGGATGAATAGGCGCTGCTTGGGCATCTGGTCGATGCCGGGCAGACGCTGGGGCTCGACCACGCCTTCGGCGATGTCGGTGCTAAGCACGTTCTTCACGGGCGCGGAGACGCTTCGGCCACGGCCGATGCTGGAGTTGACGCCCTTGAAGGCGTCCGACTCCACGGCCTGCCTGCCAGGCGAATGCTGCTCCGGCGCACCTCCGCCGCGGCGAGCGGCCGACTGCTCAACCTCGCCGAGACGAGACTGCAGATCCTCGAGCCGGCCCGTCAGGTCCGACTGGTTGGTGGCGAGCTTGTCCACCTCGGCCTTGGTCTGCTCCGACAGCTTGCCGGTGTTCTTGACCTCGGCCAGGCAGTTCTCGGCCTTCTTGCTGAACTCGTCGTTCACGCGCGAAAGGTCGTTCGTGACCTGCCTCAGCAGGTCGCGGACTTCATCGGCCATAGCGGCCTCCTGTCTTTGAAGGGTGTTTGAGCCGTCAGGCCCTCGTCAGGCTCAGCCGAGCCGCTGCAAGGCGCAGGCGGTCGACTGCATCGTCGTCAGCGCTCGGCATGACGGTCTCGGCGGCAGCGCCCGGCGTGCCCCCGGTGATCTCTTTCATCAGTCGGCGGCGCTCAGAACGGGGCAAAGCCCGCCCGCTGGTCAGCGCCGCCTCCAGTCGATACAGCGCGGGCGCCTCGTTGCGAGTGCCCTCCTCCTGAATATCGAAATCGACGACTGCATCAGCGAACCCTCTCGAGACGGCCTCGCTGCCGGAAAGATAAGTCGTCGCGTCCAGCATCGCCGTCACCTCGGCCACATCGATCCCGGACCGTTCCGCGAACATCTCCGCGGCCGCGCGATCGAACACCTCCATCGCGTCTGCGGTCGTGCGAAGATCACTCTTCTCACCGACGGCGCCCCACTGGGTGTTGTGGATCATCATGAAGCCGAGGCTGGCGATCTGCACCTCATCGCCCGCCATCGCGATCACTGCGGCGGCCGAAGCCGCGATCCCAAGGATTTGCACCGTCACCTTCTGCGGGTGCGCGCGCAGCATGTTGTAGATCGTCGTGCCCTCGAAGAAGTCTCCGCCGGGTGAGTTGATCTGGACCGTGACCGGTCGGTCTCCGATCGAGCGAAGCGCTGCACCGATCCGCTTCGCGGTCACGCCCTCCTCCGTCCACCAGTCGTAGCCGATGGGGTCGAGAATGCTGATCGTGTCGGAGGCGTTCGCTGCAGCCTGCACCGGCCTCCAGTGCTTTAGGGCTTCTTCGGATAGCATGGGGGAGACCTTCGCCCCTTCTGGGGTTCGAAGCTCGGGCAGTGGGCGAAGGCTCATGTCTGATTCTCCTGTGCCGCCGCGTCCGCCTGGTCGATCGGCACGTTCTGCATCTGCGTGCGGATGACGTCGCCGCCCTCGACGGGCGGGTCGCCCTCGTAGCGGCGGATCTCGTTGATCGTCTTGAAGCCGGCACGGCCAGCGATCTCGTGGGCCTCGTAGCGAGCCTTCGTGTCGGTCCGCAGAAGGTCTTCGTAGTTGAACTTCACCGAGAAGCGCCGCCGCTCCTCTGGTGTCATGATGCGCTTCTCGATGGCGGATTCGATCCGCTTTAGGCGGCTGCGCAGGCCGAGGTTCAGCCAGCTCTGCATGATCGCGGAGACGCCAGTCCCCCACATCGTCTGCCCCTCGGCAGCGTGCCCGACGAGAACGGGCGGGATGCCGATCCAGCGGCAAACGTCCTCGACGTTGAACCGTCGGTTCAGGATCATCTCCGCGTCCTTCATCGACAGGCTGATGCCCTTGAAGTCCATGCCGCCTTCCAGGATCATCGCCCACGGTGCGTTCGGACCGCTGTTCGCCTCGACGAAGCGTTTACGCGCTTCTTCGCGCTGTTCGGGGTTCAGCTTCTCACCAGGCGGCATAACGAAGAAGCCCTTCGTCCGGAGCCCCTTCGAATAGGCCTGACCGGCCATCTTCTCGGTCGCGATGGTGATGCTGAGCGTCTGACGCGCGTACTCGACCGGAGAGAAGCCTAGGTCGCCCTCGCCAAACGCCTTCACGTGGAAGACCTTCTCGGCTGGCAGCACGATCTCCTTGCCGCGGTCCTGGAAGCGATACTCGAGCTTGTCGTTGGCGTTGCGGCGCACGGCGGTGTCGGCCGGCATCGGGTTAAGCGCAACCCGCCGCGTCCCGATGAAGGACTTCTCGGCGTATCCGTTGCCCGTCGTACCGAGGCCGAGAACGATACCCTCCCAGAACTCGATGCTCGTCTGATCGGCGTTTGGGCTCTCATCGAGTAGAGCTTGCAGGGGATGGTCCTTCGCAGGCACCTTCACCCCGTCTGATCGCTTCTCCATGACGTCGAGCGACAAACCGGCAACCGTCTCTGCCGTGAGGCGCGTGCCAGCCCAGAACGCGGACAGATTCAGCGCGCTTTTCGCGGTCACGCTCTCGCCGGCCCACGTATCCCCGCCGCCGAAGAACTCGTAAAGCCCGCCGTCGCGCGCCGTGAGGCGCTTGCCGAAAAGCCGGCTCCAAATGCTCATCAGGCACTCACAACGTTCGAGAAGATGTCAGACCAGTCCATGCCCGCCTCCTCGGCGCCGGTGACGAACCGAGCCAGCGCCCCGATATGGGCGACGACGCCGTCGATCTTGTTTTCGGGTCGGTCCTTGCGGGGATAGACGTTGTCCTTGGCGTCTTCCTTCGCGACTGTGTTCGACAGCATCCAGAGGAAGACAGGGTCGCCGTCATGAGCGATCTTCCGGGACCGGATGAGGCCTTCCATCGTCTTCATCGGCTCCGAGAAGTTCTGGACGGTCGCGCGCATCTCCACGCAGGTGAGACCCTGCTCTTGCAGGCGCGTGATGAGATATGCGGCCTGCCACGGGTCGTAGACGACCTCGTCGACCCGGATCGGTAGCGAGAGGATGTCCCCCTCGATCGCCGCAAAGTCGATCATGTCGCCATCGGTCTCGACGATCAGGCCTTTCTCGTGCCAACCGCGATAGTGCTCGTTCTCCGGCAGAGCGATGGTCGCCTCCGGCAGGTAGTATCGGCCGAACCGAACAAACTCCCTGCCCTCGTCGATCAGGCGCTCGGCCACCGGGCAATCCCGGCACTCAGCAAGCTTGATCAGGATCTCCATCGCGGCAACGTCGACCTTCGACGCTAGGTCGAGGCTGACGCGCGCCGGCTGGCCGGCGAAATCCTCCAGCTTCAGCAACGGGTCCGCCGCCTCGCTCCAGCGCTGGACGTTGAAGTAGGCGTTCCGCGCCTGCACCCACATGTTCAAGTGCTTCGTCTTGAACACGCCGACACGGCGGGCGTTCTGGATAGCGTCCTTCTGGCGGGCCTTCAGGAACTCCCCGCTGACCGAAACGTCGAAGTTCGGGTTCGCCTTGCGCAGCGCCGCCTCGCTCGTCCAGTCATCATCGGCGTCGACGGTGTAGATCAGCGCAAACAGCTCGTCGTTCTGCCAGACGCCTTCCAGAACCTTCTGCGCGTCCTGCAAGAGCGAGAAGCACGGTCCGGCCAGGTTGTCGCCGGCCGTCGTGATGATCAGCAGCAGGGGCTGCTCGCGCGCCCCCATGCCGGTTTCCATCGTGTCGACCTGCGTGTCCGTCTGATGCTCGTGGTACTCGTCGATGATCGCGCAGCTCGGCGAAGCGCCGTCGCCGGGGTTTCCGATCACCGGTTCGAACCGCGAGCCATTGCCGATGATGTGCAGGTTCGACGCGTTCACCTGCACGCCGAAGGCGGACAAGAGCGACGGCGTCTTCATCGCCATCAGCCGCGCCGGCCGGAACACCTCCCATGCTTGCTTTTCAGTCGTCGCGCCCGAATACACCTCGGCGCCGTGCTCGCCGTCGAGCGTCAGCATCCCGAGGCCGACGCCGGCCGCCCAGGTCGACTTCGCGTTCTTGCGCGGCTCGAGGATCAGCGCCTTGCGGAATCGACGCAGCTCATCCGCCTTGCGGAGCCAGCCGAACAGGCAAGCCGTCTTGAAGCACTGCCACGGCTCGAGCTTCAGCTTCTGCGCCTGCTGCGCCCACTTCCCCTTCGTGTGCGGCAGAAGCTCGATGAACCGGCACCACTTTTCAGCGGCGCCCGGATCGAACCTGTACGGATATGCCTTCGCCTTGGCCGCCTTCAGGTCGTCAAGGTGACGCTGGCAGGCAAGCCGCACCCATTTGCAGGCGAGGATCTTGCCGGCCACGACATCACGAGCGTAGCGGTGCGCCGCATCGACATGCGGGTGAGATGATTTGGCCATCCATCACCCCAGAGCTTTGAACGGGTTCTCCTCCGGCTTCTTCGTGACGGAGACCTTCGAGCGGGCCGCGGGCGACAGGCCGAACTCGGCGAGAAGGGACTGCGCATGACGCATCGCCTCACTGCGCTGCGCGACCGCTGGATGCCCCTTGATCTGTTGGCTGACGATCCGGTCCTCGTCGTCGCGCTCGATCTGGCTGGTGAAGAACCGCCCGCCGTCCTCGATGACAGCGGTGCAGATCTCGACCTCCTCCAGACGAGAAGCGGCCATCGCCAGCATCGCCGCATCGGCCGATGACGCGATCCCCATCTCGTCGATCACCGCAACGAGCTGCAGGAACAGTTCAGCGCCTCGATCCGACAGCCACTCCGGCGCGCTCGGCAGGTCTGCGGCCGCCTTCGGAGCGTCCGGGTTCATCCGACAGGGCTGCGCCGTTCCGGCGACGATCTTCAGGTGATCTGGCTTGCGCTTTCGACCGGCCACTTTTCACCTCGATTTTGCACGCGCATGAATTTCACTACCCAGCCGGTCTAGGCCCCTTAGCATCCGGACTTTCGGATGCCCCCCCTTCCGGTCTAGGCGAAGGCGAGGGCCAGCACGAAGGCGACGCCGCCGGCGAGGATGGTGCCGACACCTACGCGCAAGGCAGACCAGAGCCGCGCGCCGTTGATCTTCATCCGATCGTGGTTGTCAGCAATCGCCTCGGCGTGGTTCGCGCACTGATCAGCCAAAGCATGCTCAAGGGAGACACCTTGCGCCACGTCCGACGCCCAGTCCGAAGGAGAGCTTCCAGCGAAATCGAAGGCGCTCGGTGCGGCGGTCCGCAGAGCGAGAAGAACCGAAGTCATCAACCCGGCCGCGACCCAAAGGCATATGACGCCGAGAAGTCTGTGCTGCTCCTGACCGACGATGAACGAGGCCGAAGCACCTATCAGCACAACGATGGCTGCGGACATGAAGCCGACTAGCGTCATCGCTCTCTGATCGGCAGCCAGGGCTACAGTCTGTTGACTCGCCAAGTGCAGTTCGGCTTCCCTTAGCATCTCTCTAAGCGTGTCCGCGTCTGCCTTCCGCAGGCGCTCGGAAAGAGGCAGATCGGTCATGCTCGTTCCTTCCGTCGAAGCTCAACCACAGAAGCGTCCAACTGGCACTAAGGGCCCATCCGGCGAAACGCACGGAAACAAGAGTGTCGGTGACTCCAAGCCTACGCCTAAGCCGGCTCCGAAGCCCAGTCCCAAGCCGAAAGGTGGCAAGAAGGGCTAGGTCCTTCGGCGGTTCTCTTCACCTGCCCTTCTCCTCGCGCTGCTTCTCGCGGTCGTGGTGCGGCTTGCACAGGGCCTGCCAGTTCGAGCGTGACCAGAACAGCGCCGGATCGCCTCGATGCGGAACGATGTGATCGACCACGGCGGCCGGCTCGACCGTTCCCGCATCCTGGCAGCGGCAGCAGAGCGGATGCTCGGCGAGGAACTGAGCCCGCGCCTTCTGCCACTTCGAGCCGTAGCCTCGCGAGGCTGACGAGCCGCGCCGGTCGTCGTGCTGGCGATCCCGCTCCCTCTTCGTCCGGGCACCAACGGGGCGATGCATAGGCGAGCGAACGGGCATCTCTATTCAATCGCCTTGCCGCTGATCCGATCAACTGCTGTGCTGGTTCGACTGGAGGAATCGCAATGGCGAAAGCTTTTTATGCCGGACCATCTAAGGATTTTGGAGGTCAGATTATTGTCAGGCAACGATCTGACATTGCCGCGGCTGTCGCCGCCATCGGAAAAGCGTACAGTTGGCTACCGGGAGCTACGGGGCATCCGAACATCAAAGACCAAGCTCGGCAGCTACTTGATAATCGCCTTAACGCACTTCGTAAGATCTCAAACTTAACATCTAATGACGATCAGGTTCGGAAGCTTCTAGACGACGCTCTCAACGCACCAACTTCCATCCCAGTCGATGGGAGCCGCGACTTAAAGCTTATAGATCGTCTTAGAGAAGTCCACGGCGACAACGTGGCCGCATCAGCCCTCTTGCACGTCATGGGTGGGAGCACCGCATTGGGCGGCTATCAGGTTCAGATGGGTGCTACTGCAGTCACGCTTGTACGCCTCGGGCTGGGAAACGATTTCGCTGAGTCGACGCGCAAAAGTGTCAAACGCGTCTACGATCAGTTCCGCCGACAGGCCGCTCAGGCAGACGCCGCTAGAGATGAATACACCGCCAAGATGGGACGGCATGTGTCCCGGCAGTTGCGCATCCACAAGGCGGTGATCAAACGCTTCAAAGCTAGCGAGTATGTCCGCCGAGAAAATTTCGATGAGGCCCAGGAAGGGGCTCGCAACGAGATCGGCGCGCTAATTTCACTGTATCAGGAACACCTCAAACTAAAGGCACCGGTAGATTATTGGACACAGAAAGCCTCTCAGCATCGAAGCCAATCAATCGCGTACCGCAATCTAGCGTCGAAGGCCGGCTTGAGTTGCGGAGTGCTTCTCCTCGTCTTCCTAGCGGTTCTCGCTAAAGCTTCCCTGAACTACGCTGCGGCTGACGCAAACCCATCAACGCTGCTCATATTCGCGACCATGGGTGTCGTCGCGACGACTGGCGTTTTGTGGGCGATGCGGATTATCGTTCGGCTGTTTCTGAGCGAACACCATCTCGCTATCGACGCGGAAGAACGCGCGACGATGGCTCTAACGTACTTAGCCCTTACAGCCGAGGATAAGGTCGATACTGAGGATCGACAGCTGGTTCTCGCATCGCTCTTTAGACCGACAGCAGATGGCATCGTTAAGGACGACGCTGCTCCGGTTTTTGGTCCCAGCGGCATTCTTTCTTCCATGGCGACAAGATGAGCTGGGGCACCACCCACAGGTAGCGATGCGGACAGAGGCAGGTTGGAGCGCTACCTCGCCTGCCCGCGCTCCACCACCGCGCCCCACTTCGTTTCCGATGGGCTCGATGAAGCGCTACCCCATACGAAAACCCCGCCGGGCCGGAGCGCGACGGGGTTCGAATAAATGCGCATTTTCTGCGTATTAAACTTGCTTAATACGCAATTTCTGCGTATAAGAAAGGTGTCAGGCAGTTCCGCCTGACTGCAAAGGAGAAGGCCATGTCCTACGAGACAGCCAGCCTGATCCTTCAAGCCTTAAGCGTGATCATCGCCCTAGCAAGCCTGATCATCGCCTTGAGGTAAGAAGCGGCCGGGGGGCCGGTGAGGTCCCCCGGTTGCAGCCTCAAGATAGACCTCAAAAGGTTGCTGATCAATGACCCTCGAAGAGTTCATCGCCCTACGCAAGCACCTCGGTCTTACGCAGGCAGAGATGGCGCATCGCATGGGCCTGAGCACCCGCTCTCTCAACGCCATCGAAAGCGGCAGCACTCCTTTGCGAACGCTTCACATCCGTACCGCCGAGCGCATCGCAATGATCCGCGCCGTCGTAGAGAACGACCCGATGCTCGTGCCCGACGAGGTCCGTGCCCAATGCACCCGAATTCACCAGCTTGCGACGGGGCAGCGTATCGACTGAAACGAAAAAGGCCCGCTCACCGGCGGGCCATGCGAGCGAAAGGCGGGAGCCCGTTCAGACACCCGCCCTCTCACTGCCTAGCGGTTAGATGATGTTCCGCTCGTCCCTCTTGCCCGAACCGATCTCGTTCAGGCCGCCGGCTGACGTCTCATCGACGTCGCCGTCGTCTTCGTCCTCATCTTCGAGGCCTGCATCGTCCTCGGGAACGATGACATCCGGGTCCAGCGGTTCGCCGTCCGGCAGCTTCTCGTTCGGGTTCTGGGTGACTGGGTTGGTCTCTGACATTCCTGCCTCCTCTGGCTGCGAAAGGAAGTCAGCGGAGGACTGAGATGTTCCGAAGCGGCAAAGGTCCACGCAAGCGAACCGCTGTACAAAGGTTCGTCGTAGTCCGAAGGCAGCGCACTCAATGGCCGAAACTTGTAGTGGCTGCCGGGATGGACCCCCCTTCCCCATTGAAATCACGATGGCATTCCAGCCGATCGTCGACCTGACCACGCAAAATGTCTTCGCCTACGAAGCACTGGTACGAGGTGTCGATGGCCAGGGCGCCGGTGAAGTCCTCTCGTCGGTCACAGCTGGAAATCGCTACCGCTTTGACCAACTTTGCCGTGTGAAAGCCATCGAACTGGCAGGCAGACACATGCCCGGTTCGACGGCGCGGCTTTCAATCAACTTCCTTCCGAACGCGGTCTATGAGCCGCGTGCCTGCATCCGAGCATCATTGAATGCCGCGCATGACGTGGGCTTTGATCCGACACGACTGATGTTCGAGTTCACGGAGAATGAGCAGGTGATGGACACCGCCCATCTCGAGAACATCGTACGCAGCTACAACCGAATGGGCTTTACCACCGCCTTGGACGATTTCGGCGCTGGCTTCGCAGGGCTTTCGCTGCTGTCAAAATTCCAGACCGACGTCATCAAGATCGACATGGAGATCACCCGCGACATCGATACGTCGCGGGCAAAACAGGCGATCGTCAAAGGCATTCTCGATATCGCCGGCGCCCTCAGCATCAAGGTCATCGCAGAAGGCATCGAGACGTCAGATGAAGTCAGAACGCTTCAGGCAGCCGGCGTGAACCTCTTCCAAGGCTACTACTTCGCCAAACCTGAAAGGGAGACCTTTCGCACCGCTTTCCCGATGATGCGTTAAAGCTCAACAAAAAGGCGGGAGCCCGAATTGGACTTCCGCCTGGGACTTCGTACCGGGCAGTCGGCGGGCTTCTCAGCTCGCCTGTCGCCACCCGCGCAACGAACCTGATCTTATCAAGTTCGAGGTCGTTTCTGCCGGTTCGTGAGACACCTGTCCATCCAGGTCGGCGGGCAACGGAATGCCCTTGTGGTCGAGCGCGTCCGCGATGCCCTGACAAGCGCGGGCGATCCAGCGGTATGTTGTTCGTCTAACCCAGCCCTTTTTCGCTGGGTTGCGCCGATTGCGAGCCGAAACAGCGCGATCCCAATCCCATCCGCGTGCCCTCACGACCGCATGCCGCATCAGCACTTCGCGCAAGTCCGGCGTCGGCACGAATGCTGGCACCCACGCGAGCGCCTGGTCGGCCCGGCTGATGTCCGCGGCGGTCGCCCTCGCCCGGCGCAAGACCGCCCTCGCCTTCGCATCGTTGTCGTTCGCCTTCGCTCGGCCGCCGGCGGTGAACTCGTCCTTCACTTCGCGAAGGATCGGCGGCATCGTCGAACCGTAGGCTTGCGGTCCCGTGCGTATCGGCAATGCGTCGTAGACCTCGCACGCCCGGATCAGCTCCTCGAGCACAAGCTCCCTCGTCCAGCCGGTCATTCGCCGATCATCCTGTCTGCAATGAGGGTGGTGAGCGCGTGCGGCCCCGTACCAAGCCGGTGAGCACGAGCGCGCAACGCGAGCATCGGGAGCGCCTCGAACCATTCCATCGCCTCTCTGCGGCTTGGGAAGCGGCCAGGATGGCCCTTCAGCGCGTTCGAGACAGACGTGATGACGTCGGCGCCGAGGGCGGACGGGTCGGACGCGACCACGCAGCGCAGGACGAGCGAGGTGTGATCCTCGCCGTCAAGGATCAGCATGTTGCGGATCGTGCCGAGAGCGTAGGTCTCCATCGCCGGACGCCGGCGGCGGGAGCGGTGGATCGGCCGAACCCGGATGCCGAGCCCTTCCGCGAAGCGATGCACGTTGATGCCGTTCTGCCTCAAGCAGCAGCCCTCCCCGTCACGAGGTGCTGCCAAGCAGGGTGATCTTCGACCGACGCCGTCGATCCGTGGTCAGCGAGGAAGGCCGGGAGCGCATAGTCGATCCGACCACCTTCGCGCATCGTCTCGGCGTAGTGCGCACTCGTCGGCTCGTTCTCGACGCGTGGCACCTTGTGATCGATCTGAAACCGGACGACCTCGCGGAGACGCTCGGGCCAGAGCTCGACGACGTCTTCACCAGCTGTCATTGCGGTCAGGCTGACCGCCCAGCTTGGCTTGGCGATGAAGAGCTCGCGAAACAGCGCATCCGCACTGGGCAAGGCTTGTTTGCGCCGGCCGCGCTTGCTGTCCTGAGGGCCGAGCGCGATCGACCAGCCGAACAGCCGAGCCAAGATGAGTTCGTGGAATGCGCCGGCCTCCGCCGTCGACATCGGCCTCATGCTGCGACCTCCAAGATCGAAAGGCGACCGCGATCGGCGAGTTCATCTGCGCGCTCATTGCCGAGCGTCCCGACGTGCCCACGCGTCCAGCGGACATCGACGATGCGGCTGTCGAGCAGGCCGTCCAAGATCTGCCACAGCTCGGCATTCGCCAGCGCGCTTTTCGGGCCGCGTGTCCAGTTCTTCTTCCGCCAACCATGCCGCCACTCGATGCAGCCGCGGACGACGTACTGGCTGTCGGACCAGACGATGGCCGGCCGCGCGGGATCAAGCCACCGCAGCGCTTGGATCAGCGCCTGCAACTCCATCCGGTTGTTCGTGCTCGCCGCATCGCCGCCGGACGCCTCGTGGATCTCCTCCTCGCCGCGGTAGGCGACAAAGCCCCAGCCGCCCGGCCCCGGGTTTGGATCGCACGAGCCATCGGTGAAGACTTCGATCGCGTCCGCCGGCATATCGATCGGCGCTGGCGTCGGGCCGAACTCCATCGTCGGGTTCGTCGCTGGGGCGAAGTCGAGCAGCTTTGCATCGAAGCCGGCCGGGAACGGGCATGACGCGGGAACACCGAACTTCAGCAGCCTCTTCCGCCAGCCCTCCTTCGGCGGGCATCGGACGCCCCAGGCGCGGAGCTGCTTGTAGGTGAAGCCTCCCTTAGGCGTCTTGCCGGCCTCGATCTCGGCTGCCGTGATCGGACGGTGTTTCATTGTTCAAGCCTCTGTTGCCAGAGCCATTCGGCTGTGTTCTCGGATCGGTTGAGTGGGCTGCCGTCGTGTCGATCAATCCACCTCCACGCGGCCGAGCTGGTTTCAAAACCCCATGCGAGCGCACCGTCGCCATCGACGACCTTGTACGTTCCATCCTCAGTCTGGACGACAGTCATGACGCCTCCTCATCTCGGCGGCCGTAATCGATCGAGTTTTCATGCGGCAGCCCTTTCATTCAGAAGGTCCATCGGCTTGGGAGAGGGTGATCGCTTTCGCGCGTTGTCGCTCTCCCGTCTCTGTCTGCGTCTTCGGTCTCGGTCTTTCTCTCTTTCTCGGGTCTCCTTCTCTGTCTCCGTCTCCTTCTCTTTAGTTCGGTACTGTTGCTGATAGACGGTGATACTGTCTGGATACCGTTTCATCGCAGCCCATCCGTCAGGCGAGACCGTCTGCTCGCGTCGTTAGGCGCTGGTTTTGCAGCGTGGAAACCGTTTGCGTCGGCGAACTCCTGCTCGACGATCTCACGGATACTGTCGCTTTCGATCTCCGAAATTTGCTTGACCGTTCCCTGCGCGTGTTTCGGGTTCATCGGCGGGCTATGCTTGAACCAGCGTCGAACGAAGATCAGAGAGAGTTCGAGATCGATAGCGATGAGGTCCGCTTCGACGAGCTCATCGCGCGCCCCAGCGTATTTCTCGGATAGCCATTGTAGATCGGCGCAGGCGTAGCCGTCTGGAAGGCGGAAGCATCCAGTTGAATTCTGGTGCTCGCAGGTCAGGAGGTAGGCGTAGAGTACTTTCCCTGCATCCGTCAGGCCGATAAACCGTCGCGATCGCCAGAGGTTAGGCGAAACCTTTGTGAACTCGCGGCGGCTCATGCGAGCGCCTCACGAGCCAATCCTTCAGAAAGCGCAGCCAGTTGCCGAGTTGGTAGAACGAAGAACCATGCGTCGTCCCAAGGCAGCCCGAGCCTGATGGCAGCGTTCCTGATACGGATCATTTCCGCTTGTGCGGGAGCCAGATCACCTGCCTCCCACCTGGACACAGTTCCCTGTGACACGCCCGCGATCCGGCCGAAGGCCTTCTGGGTTTCTTTGAACACGTCGGTTCTGATGAAAGTGATGGGTCGCATATTCGATTTTATTATTCGATTTCGAATTTACGATCAAGAAGGATATGCGAGGCAGAATGGCGAAAGCCGAAGAGGGGGTGCCATGGACTTCGCTGCCGAGATCAAGCGCATCAGGAAAGCCCTTGGGATGAACCAAGCGGACTTCGCAGCGGCCATAGGCGCGCGACAGGGGAGCGTGTCGAAGTGGGAGGGCGGTAAAGAAAAGCCGCGGTCAGAGGCATTGCTCAGAATACAGAGCCTTTACGAGAGCGATCAGAGCCACCGCAGCGGTGCACCATTCGCTTACGATACGGTGCCAACGATAGTGGACATCCCCCTCGTAGGCCCGCTTGGAACCCCCACAGAGGTAAACTTGCGGAAGGAACTACCTTCAACAACGCCAATCCTCCGGCTTCCCCAACATCCGGATATCAAAGGTACGATCTGGGCCTGGAGCATTCCGCCGCTCGCAAGTCGTGTCGAAGGTTTCAAGCCAGGACAGATCGTTTTCAGCCACAACCACCAGCTGGATCGCATCGAGGATGGTGAGAGGGTGATCGTATGTGAGACAGGAAGCAGCGAACTGTTAGAGTACATTCCGCGCTACTACGGGCGATCGGACAAGGGTTTGGAGTGGTTCACCAGTTCTCCGACGGCTGAGAACCACGTACGCTTGGATCAAGCCATTCCCGAAGGTCAGCGTGAGCGTCATGGTATCGCGGTCGTCGGAGTCGTCTTCGCCTCGTTTAAGTACGAGTCTCTGCGCCAGCGGTTCTGGGATGGCGTATGGAATGACGCCCTCGACGAATATTCGTCACCGAATTTTTAGCTTGTGTTAAATTCGAATTCGAATATATGGTTGCTTCATCCCAACGGATGGAGCGCCAGATGGCATCCGCAGTCCTACCCACAGTCCGCATAGCTGAAGCAGACGTTCAGATCGTCGAGTACCGTGGCGAACGCGTCGTTACCTTCGAGCAGGTCGATACGGTGCACGGTCGCCCCGAGGGGACGGCCAAGCGGAACTTCCACGACAATCGCACGCGCTTCGTTCAGGGGGAGGACTTCCTCGAGCTATCTCGGAACGAAATTCGTACCGAGATACCCGATGGGGTTTTCGCGTCGAAGGCTCCGCGCGGCTTCCTGATCACGCACCGCGGCTACCTCAAGCTAGTGAAATGCCTGAACGACGACGTCGCATGGACCGTCTTCGGCCAGATGGTTGATCGATACTTCGAGGAGCCCGCGCCGGTCGCCGTGGCGAACGCGATGGCCGACCCCCGTGAGGTTCGCCTTGCGATGAACCAGTCTCTGCGCCTGGCGAAGATGGCCGGCCTTGAGGGGGTCTACGCCCTACACGCCGCATCAGCGCAGACCTATCGACTGACGGGACACGATACGCTCAAGACGATGGGCATTGCGCGCCTTGCCGCACCGAACGACGAGAAGCCGCTGATCCCCACGCAGATTGGCGTGCGTCTGGGAGGGCTATCGGCGCAGGTCGTCAACAAGCTCCTCGAGGCGCATGGATTTCAAGACAGGGACGAGCGCGGAGATTGGCAGGCGACCGAAAAGGGTAAGGCTGCCGGCGCCCGTGTTGTCTTAACCACTCGTCAGCACGTCGAAGGCCCCGCCTACCAGCTTCTGTGGCCTACCGCGATCGTCGCGGTGCTGCGCCCACTTTTGCCGCCCGACGGGAAAGTGTTGGCCTTCCCTTCCTGAAGCCCGCCCCAGCCCCGGCATGACGCCCGCGGCCTAACCCCAACAACCGAAGAGAACGACATGACGACGAACCCTACGGTTCCGGCGACCGCCGGAGGTATGCCCGACCACGCGATCCTCACGCCCTTCGATCAGGATGAACAGGCGCGACGCCACCTGACCGCGTATCTAGAAACGCTCGATCTGTCTTCGCTCCGGAAGGGCCTCGCGTTCAGCGCGTGTCGCATGGGAACGCTGATGCTGAAGGCCGAGGCGATGAACGCGCTGATGGACCGCGACAAAGAGGCTGATCAGTCGATGGCAGTAGCGGTGGCCCTGTCGCTCGCGACTGATCTCGTCGCGATGAACGGGGCGGGCCCGGCCGCCTATGTCACCCTTCCCGCCATTACCGGCGGACGTGAGCGTGAGATCGCCTACGCCTACATGCAGTGGCTTCACATGGAGAAGCGGCTTCTGTCGGCGCAGCTCTGGCCGGGGATCCGCGATGCTGATGACGCGATCCCGCACAACACGGAGGCGCAGTCGTTTCACTTTCCGGACGACCGCCCTTGGAACGAAGCGCCGATGCCGTCGACAAGGGCGGAGATCGTCTTGCGCTTCGTCGGCGTCGATCTCGACAGGAGGGCTGCGTGATGGCTGCTCCTTCTGTCGCTCCACTCCGGGCGCTTGACGTCTACGGCGCCGCTCCGGCTGGCTGTTTTGTCCACATGGCACGCAACGACAAGGACGCACCCCACATCCGGGCCGGCGAATGGGTCGTGGTCGATCCGAACGACCGGGAAGCGGTTAAAGGCGAGCTGTTCCTTGTTCAGTGGAGCGGCGGTCGCCGGAGCGTCATGCAAACGACCTCCCGCATCGTTGAGCGCTGCTGGAACAGCCGCGGCGAAGAGTTTCGGAACAAGGAGTTCTGGACCCTTCGCTCGATCGGTCATGCTCTGTCGCTGTCCGATGGCCCGCTCCATCCAGACCATCTGCGCGACATCATCGTCGGTCGCGTCATCGGGCTCTTCGAGCCGACCTTCGATGAGGCTTCGCTCAAGGTGATCGGGAGGCCGGCATGAACGTCGTCGCCTTCCCTCCCCGCGCGCGGCCGCACGTCGTCATCGAGAGCGGCCGCTGCACGAAAAGCAGTGACGGCACCCTGATCGGGCGCTGGGTCTACATGGTCGATTTCATCGACGAGGACGGCTCGGTCCTGCACGACTACGTCGGCACGGACTATACCAAGGCCGGCCGCGCCGCGATCGAGTGGGCGCGCGACTACGGCTGCAAGATCTTCGATCGATCGGAGGAGGAGTCGGGTCGATGATCACCGCCCTCGACAAAGCCGAATGCGCCGATCGCGAGGTGAAGCAGCGGCGTCGCGTTTATCCCCGGTTCGTGTCTGACGGCCGGATGACGCAAGCGTTCGCCGATCGGCAGATCGCGGTAATGGAAGCGATCGCCGCAGACTACCGCATCGTGGCGGACGCGGAAGCTGCAGCAGGGAGGCTACTATGACCGCCCTTCGCCCCATCCAGCCAATCGACATTCGCGGCCTGTCGCCTCGGGCACCCTCGTCAGGCGCGCCGATCTTCGAGTACGTCGACCCGCGCACGTTGTGGGTCGATCCCGCCTATCAGCGCAGCCTTTCGGAACGTTCTCTGCGGATGCTCCGTAAGATCATCGAGGGCTTCGACTGGACGAAGCTGAAGCCGCCCGTCTGCGCCCTCGCCGACGACGGCGCCGGCACCATGACGTTGCGCGTGATCGACGGCCAGCACACCGCGATTGCCGCCGCCAGCAACCCGCACGTCCAGACGATCCCCATCATGATCGTCGAGGCGCCGGACACCCGCGCCCAGGCCGAGGCCTTCATCGGACAGAACGCCGACCGTCTCGGCATGACGGCAACGCAGATGCACGTCGCCGCCGTGGCCGCCGGCGATGAGGAAGCGCTGGTCGTCGCGCGCGTTGCCGAGGCGGCAGCCGTCACGATCCTGCGCAATCCGCCCGGCCGGGACTACAAGCCTGGTGAGACGGTCGCGGTGGCCGCCATCGCAGCGCTGATCAAGAAGGAAGGCGAGGCGCACGCGCAGCACGTCCTCTCGATCCTGTCGGCCGCTGGCGTGGCGCCCATCAAGGCCGACCACATCAAGGCGGTGGACCGACTGCTGACCGAAGCCGAGTTCGGCGCTCTCGACGCGGACGCCCTCGCCTCTTCGATTGTCGCCCACACCAGGTTCGAGAAGGACGCGAAGACGTTCGCCGCCACTCACGGCCTGCCGCTCTGGAAGGCGCTCGCGGCGGTGTGGTTTCAGAAGGCGAAGAAACGGAAGGGCGGCGCCGAGGCGAAAGGTATGGCCATGACGACCACACCTTCGGCTATGGCGAAGGGTGTTGCCATGATGGCAATCCCTGACGACCTCGCGCGAGACCCGCGCCCCGCGCGCGCCGCCTGGCAGCCCGGCAACCAGATCGGCCGGTGCCCGAAGTGCGACAAGCGCTACCGCGGTGGCCCGCAGGCCAGAGAGTGCGCGGACTGCGCCTATGGAGGGTCGGATGGCTGACCCGCTGGACCGCGTCATCTCGCCGGCCGCCGCTGTGGAAAAGCTGTTGAAGGCCGGTGTGAAGATTTCCGAGCGCGCATTGCGCAAGAAGGCCCGCGAACTCGGAGCCTATCGTGAGATCGGCAGGGAGATGTTCCTTCTGCCCGAGGATCTCGAACGGATCATGGAGCCCCGATGCTCGAACTCAAGAAGCGCCCGAAAAGCCCCTACTGGTACGCGCGCGGCACCGTCCAAGGGCGCAGGGTCGAGATCAGCACCAAGTGCACCCGTCTCTCAGACGCCAAGGCCAAGCTCCCTGACCTCCTCGCCGAGCTATGCGCCGATACGCCTGGTGAACAAGCCAATTTCACCTTCGCGACCGCGCTGAAGCTGTACGAAGATCAGAATCCAAATGCTCGCTTTCTGGAGCCTCTGCGCCGGCATTTCGCCGATACCCTTGTGGCCGACATCAACAACGCGACGATGCGGCGAGCGGCGAACGCGCTGTACCCCGGCCGCGCGGCCGCAACGATCCGCCGACAGCTCTACACACCGGTGAAAGCCATCCTGAACTGCGCGGCTGAGGACGACAGATGCAGCGTGCCCAAGCTGAAAGCGCCAGCAGGCGGCGGACGCCGAACTGATTTTTTCCTGCCTGACCAGGCCGACAAGGTGATCCTCGGGCTCAGCAGAAACGCCAACGGCTTTCTGGCCCCTATGGTGACGCTTCTGTTCGGTCAGGGCTGTCGCATGGGAGAGGCCGTCGTGCTGGACGGCACCGACGTGTCTCTTGAGCATCGGTTCGCGATCTTTAGAGACACCAAGAACGGCGAGGAGCGGCGCGTCACGCTGATCCCGCGTGTGGTGGCAGCACTGTCGACCCTGCCGACGATCGGCGTTCCTGGGCCCGTTTTCCGCCGACTGGACGGCCTCCCGTTCCATTCCGGGAAGAACAGCGGCGGGCAGATCAAAAGCGCCTTCAGGACAGCCGTAAAGGACGCCGGGCTAGACGATTCGCGCTTCACCCCGCACGTATGCCGTCATAGCTGGGCGACGTGGTTCTACGCCCAGACGAAGGATGTCCGCCGCCTTCAGGACGAGGGTGGATGGAAGTCGGGAGAATGGCAACGCTACACGAAGCTCGGCACCGCCGATCTGGGCCGCAGCGCACAGACGAAGGGTTGGGATTTCCGAGAAGTGGGGGAAAATCGGGGGAAAAAGAAGCGGAAAGCCCACGCCGCAGCGGCTTAGGCGTGGTTTTTCTCCCTTCACACGGGAGGGGTCACAGGTTCAATCCCTGTCGCGCCCACCATCATATCCAGCATTGGGGCGGAAGCGGCACGACAGCGCACGTCCTCGCCTGCTTGCCGCCTCACGCCCGCCATCCCCTTCCGGTCCCAGCGGATGGGCGGTGACCGCGTTCGCCCCCTATCGCGACTGGCGGTCCTTCAGCTCGGCAAGGTCCCTGCGCGTCTCGCGCAAGGCTTCCCAAAGGAAGGCCGTCAGCTGGTCGGGCCGCAGCCACTGCCGGCTCTCGGCCTCTTCCGGCTCATCCAGCCCCCAGGCGCCGCAATCCAGCCCTTCCGCCTCGAAGGCGGCACGCACGTCCTGCGCCAGCCAGCCCGCGTGGCGGCGCACGCCGGCGCGGGGCCGTTCCTCGGTCAGCGTGCGCTCGACGAACATCTCGTTGCCCTGCGCATCCTCTCCGTCCGGAACCTTCTCGACGCCTGTTTCGACAACCTCCATCCCACCGATCTTCCATCGATAGAGAATCGGCGCCACCGCATCCACGATCCGGGCAGCGCTCGCGCCGATGGGCCCCTCGACATTCTTGTCGCGCGCATCCGATGTGTTGATCGCTCCCGTCGCCGCATAGATCGTCGACCAGCGGCGGGTCGCCGAGCCGACCGGATGGGCATTGTCCGTGGCCGGGCCGACGGCGCCGTCGGCGACCGTCAGCTTATGCACGGGTTCCGTCGTTCCGATGCCGACGCGGTTTGTCTGGGTGTTCACGGCAAGGCCCCACCAACTCGAGGAACCATTGGTCAGGGCAATGCCCACGCCCGGACGCGCACGCAACTGCCCGACATATTCGGGAGCGGCCGAATTCGCACCAGCGGAGAGGACGATCGCCGCCTCGCCCGGTTGGCGATGAATGTGCATGACGCCTGGCGCGATACCGGAGGCGCCGCAGCTGACGGCTCCGTCGAAGCGCACCGAAGCGGGGATGTCCACCGTACCGCTCTGATGGTTGACCCCGAAGGCCGTGCGCCACGTGGCCCCGTCCGCCGAAACCTTCACTGAAAGGTCGTCGCTTCCCGTAAGCCCGATCTCGGCGCGCCCGGACCAGCCGCTCTGAAACAGAAGGCTTGCCGTGTTGGCGGACGCTTCTTTGTTCATCACAAGGCGCAGATCGCCATCGCCGCCGTCGCTCGCGGCGCGCGCTGCCCAGAGCGCCTTGTTGAGGCGTGCGGAAAAGGGGTTCTGCGGGTCGGCGGCCGTCCCGATGCCGAGACGCTCCAGATGCTGAAGACCATCCACGGTCTCTGCGATCGGCGACCAGCCGCCATCGACGAAGCGGCAGAACAAATCCTCAGCCTCAACGAACGCAAGCCAGCCGATGCGCGGCCGAACGATGAGCCAGGCCCCGTCCCGCCACGTGGCGACCCCCCGCTCCTGCCCCGCCCAGACGCCGCTCGCACCGTCCGCGACGATGTGGCGCTCGCCCTCGGTCGGATGCTCCGGCGGTACGGTTCGATCGCGATCGATGACGGCAAGTTGCACCAGCGCGTCGAGCGTCGCCAGCGCCTCGTTGTGTGTCACGTGCTTCTGGGCCTGCGAGGGCAGGATGTAGGGAAGATCGAGATTGGGCGTGGACTGTTCCATGGCACTCACCTTCAAGGGACGATGCCCGAAGGTAACGGCGCCGCCGCAGGGCGGGGATAAGATCACCGGCCTTCGAGGCCGCGATCAGAAGAACTCTTACTGTGCCGTCGAGATTGCGAGGTCGTGGATTCCCATGCCGATCGCGCGAGTGTCACTGTTGACTCCGGCCGATTGAGGCGTGGCCTCGGGCCGCGTCCGGAAACGGATCTCCAGCCGGCCGTCTTCGCCGACGGTGCCGGCGGCCAGGGCGATGTCCAGTCTTTGGGTCGCGGCCTGGGGCCCGTAGACGAACTCGCCGCAGACCACGCCGTTGCATTCCACCAGGAGAGAGCGTTCGGGAATGTTCGGGCCGAGGAGCATCCGGGTCTCCATCTCAAGGGATAGTGCGCCGCCGGTCGCGCCTGTCAGATGGAAGCGCAACGCCGCCTCGCCGCCCGACCATGTTCCCCAGCTCTCCGGCCGGTTCCACCCGCCGTCGAAGTGGAAGCTTCCGCTGGCCTCGTTGGAGAACCGGATCGGGCCGCTGCCGACGGCATAGGTGTAGACGTCCAGCCGCTCGCCCGGTCGGATCTGCGGGACCTCCCCGCCGCAACAGCCGGCGAGAGGGAACGTCCACCAACGCTGGTCCTCGCTGACGAAGGGTTCCTCGGGCAGGGCCTGCGTCAGTCCGGCCGTGAGTTGGCTGAGGTCTTCCGGCGTGTAGCCGAAGCCATCGATCAAGATCGCGCCAAAACCGGCCGCATGTGTGCTGGCGATCATCTCTGTAGGCGGCTGCTGTTCGACGAACCGACCCCAGTTGTACCCCTCGCGCCCGCGGCTGGCGCCAGCCGAGAACCGCAGCGTGTCCGTCAGGAGGAAGGGCTTGAGGTAGTCGTAGTCCACTGTTCGCTGGATCGGCGGATGCTCGGGATACCAGGTCACGGGCATCTGGAATACCGCGGCGCCCCCCCCGAGCCTGCCTTCCATCTCCGCGAAATAACGCTTCATCGCATCATAGCTGGCGATGGGTGCGTCACGCTCCTGCCGCGCCATGCCCAGCGGGACGGCGTCGAAGAGGAAGGCTGCTCCCAGCAGGACGGCGATACCGCGTCTCAGCCAGTCACGCCTGAAACGCCGCAATACGAGCTGGAGAGCCCATGCCGATCCGATCAGGCAGAGGAAGGCGAAGAACGGCAATGTCCGGTTGAGCGCGCGGATGCTCTGGGCGAAATAATAGGAGAAGATCGTCCCAAGCCCGGTCGAGATCGTGAAGACAAGAAGAGCCACCGCCAGCAACGCGGCAATGGCGACGGTCCGCTCTGTCGACAGGGGGGCAACATCCTTCGAGACACCCGACGAGCGCCGCGACAACGCTAGGAACAATGTGGCCAGACCGATGAGACCGAGCACGCCGATATATTGATGGCGCACCTCGCTCTGCGGAACCTGCATCTCCTGATTGAAGATCCTGGCGCGCTCCCGAACCGGCGCGAGCCGATGTCGCTCGCTTGGAAGGACGATCTGCGTCAGGTTCGTTGAATAGTACTGGACGTTGGAAGGCGATCGCGTGCCACTGTCGACCGTTCCGTTCTGGGCCTGGTGGATCAGACGCGGAACCTGTTCGGCCACGAATGTTCCCGCCGTTGCCATGAGGAGAGCGCAGACTACGCCGATGTTCCGTAACTTCGCGTGCGACGAGAAGGCGATGGCGGCCGCCACGAGGCTGAGGATCGAGAAGAAGACCCCGTTATAGGGTGTCTGCAGGGTGATGAGGACGGCGACCAGAAGCGCGAACAGCAATCGCCTTCGCCCCTCTTTTGTCCCGAACCCCATCTGATCCCGGGCAGCCCAGAACAGGATGAGCACCGCGGGTGGGATCAGAAAGTATGTACCGTTCGTCAGGTGCGCCACCCCGCGAAAGAGGTGATAGGGCAGAAAGGCGAAGACCAGCGCGCAGATCACCGCGGGCGCAGTGTCGAACGTCAGCCGACGCAGCGTCCAGAACGCCGAGAAGGCGATCAGGTAGAAGCTTGCGAGGTAATAAAGGTTCATCGCGAGGCCGGCTTCGCCGGTCACAGCCGCGATCGGGCCCATGATCGCGTAGTTCAGGGAATCGAAGCGCGGAAAGTCCAGACGGTCATACGCGAACGGGTAGCCGAGGCGGTCGTTGAAGAAGAGCCAGCCCGTCTCGGCGACATTCTTGATCTGGACCAGCTTGTCGACTGCGTCTCCGGAGAACGTGTAAGCGACATCCAGCCGGCTCAACGGCATCGGCAGCACGAAGAGGAACAGGATGCTGACCAGGATGGCGATCAAGACGTATGATTGCGCTTCTGCGTTCTTCCGCGCGCCCGTGGCGTTCGCCAT